GAAAGCGTGGTGTCGCCTAGAGGCCGGTAGTGGCATTCCAAAAGAGCAACAGCCACAGGCTCAAGCTGCGCTTGATGCGTACACTGAGCGGATGTTCGAGGTAATGCGCCAGACTAACTTTGATCTAGCTATGGGCGAGTTCCTGCTAGATCTCTGTGTAGGCACTGCCGTGATGATGGTGACGCCTGGTGATGAGGCAACTCCGATCCGCTTTACACCCATCCCTCAATATCTCGTTTCGATTGAAGAAGGCACATTCGGGAATGTCGATAATGTATATCGCAAGCTAAGAATGAAAGCTGAAGCGATACCGCAAGAGTTCCCTGATGCTGAAATGACGCCGGAATTGGTAGATGCGATATCACGATCACCATCCAAAGAGATCGATCTTATGGATGCTGTGATCTATGATTACGAAAGAGCGATATATTGCTATCATGTTATCTGGCCTGGTAAGCGGCAAGATCTGGTTTACCGCACCATGAAGTCTTCGCCATTTATCGTTGCGCGTTACATGAAGGTTGCCGGTGAAATCTATGGCCGTGGCCCACTGGTGACAGCGATTGCTGACATCAAGACGTTGAATAAGACCGTTGAGTTGGTTCTGAAGAATGCTTCTCTGTCGATCTCTGGCGTATATACTGCTGCTGACGATGGCGTTCTCAACCCTCAGAACGTAAAGATCCAGCCTGGTGCGATCATTGGTGTGGCTCGTAACGGTGGCGCACAGGGTCCATCCCTATCTCCCCTGCCCCGTGCTGGTGACTTTAACACAAGCCAGATTGTTATGAACGATCTACGCATGAACATTAAGAAGATCTTGATGGATGATACGTTGCCGCCTGACAATATGTCGGCTCGGTCTGCAACTGAGATTGCTGAAAGATCCCGTGAGCTTGCTTCTAATCTTGGCTCTGCCTTTGGTCGCTTGATTGATGAGACCATGATCCCGCTTGTGTCACGCATTCTCTATGTAATGGACCAGGCTGGCTACATCGATCTTCCGCTCAAGGTTAATGGTGTAGAGGTCAAGGTTACGCCGGTGGCTCCGTTGGCTCAGGCCCAGAAGTTACAAGAAGTAAACGATATCGTGCAGTTTATGCAGATTGCCAACTCTCTAGGCCCACAGGGTCAGATGGCATTGTCGATCCCACGGATCACAGCATTCATTGCCGATAAGATGAACATCAAGCAGGACTTGCTTACCACAGCGGAAGAGCAGGAAATGATGATGCAACAGATGCAGGCGCAAGCAATGGCCGAACAAGGGCCACCGACTGCTGATGATGGTGGAGCAACAATGGAGGCTATGCAATGAGTTCACCCGATGGGTGGGAAGGTTTAACCCAAGCAACAAGCGAAAGCCCGAAGGCTGCTGATATAGACGTTCTATATGGCAAGGTGTTTAAAAGCACAGAGGGGCAACGTGTTCTAAGTCATTTGCGCAGCATAACGATTGAGCAACCGACTTGGTTCCCTGGAGAGGATGCGAGTTTCGGCTATGTGAGGACAGGCATGGCAGAGATGGTACGCATGATTGAGAAAAGAATAGAAAGGTCAAACAATGGCTGAAGCAATGGCAGAACAAGTGGAGGCTGACGCCCCAATGATTAACGTAGCGGAGCCGGACACTCCTCAAGAGGATGCGCCGGTTGCTGTGCATGAAGAGCCGCAGGGTGAGCCTGCTGCTGCAAGTGATGATGATGAGGCGCTAGAGCGGCCAGATTATTATCCAGAGAAGTTTTGGGATGAGGATGGCCCGGATGTTGAAAAGCTGGCAAAGAGTTATGCAGAGCTTGAGAAAAAGTTTAAAGCCGGAAAGCATAAGGCACCGGAAGAGTATGATGTATCTGCACTTGCGGATCAGGGTTTGGACTCTGACGATCCGACTGTCGCCGTATATCAGGATTGGGCTAAAGAAAACGGGATTAGCCAGGGCGCATTCGAAGATCTTGCAGGCCGTGTACTTGCCTTGTCTAAGGATGAGCAAGAGAGCGTACAGTACGATCAGCGCGCGGAGATGGAAAAACTAGGGGCCAATGCCTCTGAGAAGATCCAAATGACTGAGCGTGTCTTGATGAAAGCTCCTCTGAACAACTCTGAGCGTGAAGCGATAGCATATTCACTGAACAATGCTGACGCGATCAATGCTTTCCTAAAGTATCACCAGGCAATCACGAATGAAAACATTCCTATTAAGCCTACAATCCAGCAAGAGACCATGACAAAGCAGGATCTACAGGTTGCTATTTCTGATCCTCGCTGGCAAAGCGATGCTGCTTGGCGCACTCAGATGGAGCAAAAGTGGTTCCAATCTCAGCAAAAGTGATAGAGACTTGCAATAAATATCGCTTGCGTGTATTTTAGCCTTAACGGCTAACCGTGCTCGGCCCGTTGGATGTAGTAATCTACTGGTTGGCGCGGCCATAACGCGCAAGCGACCGCCCGGAACCTCGGATAACGGAAGCGTTTAATTGAAACGCAAAAGGAGGTTTTTGCAAATGGCGATTAACGTCTCAACCGCGTTTGTTGATCTTTTCGATTCTGAGGTCAAACAAGCGTATCAAGCCGAATCTGTGCTTCGTGGCACAATGCGGACCCGCACCGGCGTTGCCGGTAACACTGTTAAGTTTCCAACAATCGGTAAAGGTGTAGCTACGCTCCGCGTACCACAAACCGATGTTACTCCACTTAACGTCACATACGGCCAAGTAACTGCGACAATGGAAGACTACATTGCAGCAGAATACTCAGACATCTTCCAACAGTCCCACATCAACTTTGATGAGCGTTCTGAATTGGTACAGGTTGTATCTAAGTCTATTGCTCGTCGCATGGACCAGATCATGATCGATGCTCTGAACGCGGCTACTGGCACATCTACTGTTGCAACAACAATCGGTGGTGCTGGCACAAACATGAACATCGAAAAGCTCCGCGCTACTGCGAAAGCTATGAATGAGAAGAACGTACCTTCTGAAGGCCGTAACTTGCTCATGCATGCTTCTCAGCTTGACGCTTTGCTCGGTGAAACTGAAATCACAAGCCAAGACTTTGCTTCTGTAAAAGCTCTTGTCCAGGGTGAGATCAACACGTTCATGGGCTTCAACATCTTGACAATGGGCGACCGCGACGAAGGCGGCATTCCTAAGCCTTCTACTCGTACTTGCTTTGCCTGGCACAAAGATTCGATGGGCTATGCTGAGTCGATGGCTCAGAAAACCGAGGTCAACTATGTCCCAGAAAAGACATCGTTCTTGGTTAGCTCCATGTTCTCTGCTGGTTCCGTCTCAATCGACGGCGAAGGCATTGTCAAAATTTCTTGCACTGAATAAGGAGAATAAGACATGGCATTCGCAACAGCAAATTGGGCAACAGTTGGCGCTTCTAAAAGCGGCAATGCTCCAGCTATCTATAGCTACAAATCTTCTGGTGATAACAAAGCTACTATTGCAGGCTCTGGTTATTTCAACACAGTTGAAGCTCTTATCACTACTGGTGATTGGATCTACACATACGGCAGCGATGGCGGTCAAACGCTTGTCGCCACCAACACCTCTGGCGTTATTACAACGGCAGTAATCTAAAGCAAGAGGGGGCTGGACCTACTGGCCCCCTTTACCCTTTACGGAGAACGATTATGGCTGCTGGTGATACTTCACTCTCGATCTGCTCGGATGCTCTGATACTGTTGGGCGCTTCGCCCATTTCTTCTTTTACAGAAGGATCTGACTCAGCCCAGGCTTGTGATCGACTTTATCCAGATCTCCGTGATTCGCTGCTTTCAAACTATCAATGGAGTTGGAGCATTCAGAAAGTGCAGCTAAATCGGCTGTCCACTGCTCCTATTGATGAGTGGAAGTATGCCTATCAGATGCCGGGGGATATGCTCTCAGGCGTTATTGCTCTCTTTACTAGCGCTGGTATTGGCGAGAACCCCGTCCGATATGGGTGGGAGATCTACGGCGATCAGCTATACACAAATTTCGAGAAGGTCTTTATCGACTACCAAGGTACAATCGATGAAAGCAAAATGCCAAATTACTTTGTGCGCCTTCTCCGCACCTCGCTGGCTGCTGAGTTAGCCTTTACAATTACCGATCAGATCAGCAAATCAGATTACTTCCGGGCCTTGGCATACGGGTCTCCTGGTGAATCAAACCGGGGTGGACTGATGCGCGAGGCTATGAACATAGACAGTCGCGGTAAGCCGCCGCAGATCATTGAGGATTATTCTCTTATTGATGTGAGATACTAAAATGCGGATTATGCAGTTCCAAACCAATTTCTCGGTTGGCGAGCTTGATCCGCTTATCCGCGCTCGTACCGATTTAGCTCAATACAAAAACGCTCTTGAGGAAGCCACGAATGTAATCATTCAGCCTCAAGGCGGATTTAAGCGCCGTGATGGTACGCAGTTCATCTATGACTTCGGCTCAAGCTTCACTGATTTCAAGGTAATCCCATTTGAGTTTAGCGTTGATGATAGCTACCTGTTAGTATTTGTTAACCAAAGGATCTATGTCTTTAAGGCCGGCGTCTTGCAAACGAATATTAACGGATCTGGTAACGATTACATTACAGCGACCGACATCACTACCGCTATGCTGGACGAGATTAACTATACCCAGGCGGTTGATACGCTTATTTTGTGCCATGAGGATCTTCAAACCAAGAGACTTGTGCGCAACAGTGACACAAGCTGGACGCTGGAAAACCTACCTATAACAAACCTTCCTCAGTACGCCTATGCCTTCGATACGCATATGCCTGATTTTACAATTACGCCCAGCGCGTCAACCGGCAATATCACGATCACAGCTTCGTCGATGACTACTGACAACGGTACGGCCCAAGCGGGTGGAGCGAATACAATTACCTTGAAGGCGGCGTCTAGTTACAGCACTGACGATCAGCCAAATGGTATGTTCATTACATTAACTTCCGGCACAGGCTCCGGTCAGACTCGGCACGTTGAGGACTATGTGGCTTCTACTAAGGTGCTGACTGTTTATCCTGCATGGGATACGGCTCCCGATAATACCACGGGTTACAAGGTGGAGGCTTTTGCGCCCTCTGCCGTTGGCGAATACGCCCAAGTCACAAGCACATTTGGTCGCGCTCGATATGTTGAGTATGTATCGCCTACAGTTATGAAGGCTGTCACGGAAGTGGACTTCTTTGACACGGACGCCATTACCGCTGGTTTCTGGGAGAGTGAGCATGGCTATGAGGATGTTTGGTCAAACACTCGCGGCTGG